GTTGCGGCGGCGCTACCAGCAGTTTTATCAGTGGTGTTACAGCTATCACCACATCCATCGTCTAAGGCACCAGTCCTAAGACGTTGGGTGTAATCGATAGCCCCAGCAGGTTTAGCGTTCATCGGCATGGGCGGATTATACACCCTTGCGTCCGAACTAGACGTTTTCGGAAGATCAACAGATCTAAGGTTGGTTTTACCCAACGATTGACCCGAAGAATTTAAATCAGCATACACTTTGGAGCTCGAAGCAGAACTATTTCCCATAATTTTACTCCGACCAAATTGAAAGTGAGGGTAAGGGTCAGTTGCATAATAGCGTTCAATCTCACTGCGAACTTCATCGCCCTGGTCTACTAACTTATACAACTGTACTGCATTCTCTACACCTCCAATTACCAACCCTAAAGGACCAAGTGAAACATACTTCACCACATTAGAAACAGCCCTACCAGTGGCATTTCCATACACAACCGCTTGTCTAGCCAATTCAGGAAAAGCTCCTATAATCTTCGACACTTCATCATTGTATATAAGATCTGCCACCGTTCTATGTAATTGATCTGTCCACTTGGCGTACGCCGAGTCGTGTAAGCGGCTGGCCGCATCCAAAAGATCCTTTGGTTCAACATCACCAAATTCAACACTCTCTTGGAACTGACCATTTGATATATACGGACCCGTATAATTCGGGATCCAATCGATTCTACTACCCATATATTTACACCAACCAGCCACCATAAACTCCTAAGACTCCTACGCTTAATTGAACCAAGGATTCAACAAAGCAGCGCGTCTAAGACTTCGTCCAAAGGACCCCAATTAAGTTGAGAGTCTTCATCGTCGTAAGCTGATTCCATTCCCTTACTCTTATATCTCAAGTACTCTTTAGTCTTAAGCAAATTCAAAGGATAAAGTTCTGGATTATTTTTACGAAAATGCTGGAACATCTTAAAGAAGAATGCGAATTTATGATCATCCCAACAATAATTAATCATAGCTGAGCTTAAAGCCATACCCAAATCTTCCGACTTGACACGGCTCATTTTCTCAACATGTTTAGTGAATCGTAAGGGAACATATTTAATAATACCATCTTTGCGAATGGAAAATTTATTACCAAAATATTCACAACCATCAAAAGACGGGTGTTCTTTGATCTCTAAATCAAAACCTAACAATTTGGCTTCAGTGATATATC